ATACATTAATAAATTCATTGCCGTTCTCGCATCAAACACTACGTCCTTATTTGTAAAAATATATGTACTCAATAAGGAATCTTGAAAAATACCAACAATTGATTTATTATTTGCTGGACTTATTATTTGATTTTTTACAACAGCCAACATCTTTAATTCAATTTCTGATTCTTCATCTTGAGGCATATGTAAATTCATCTCATCGCCATCAAAATCAGCATTATATGGCTTAGTATCACCTACATTCATTCTAAATGTATCGCCTTTAAACATTACTCTCGCACTATGACACATCATAGACATTCTATGTAATGTAGGTTGCCTATTAAATAATACAGAATCTCCATCTAAAATATGACGATGAACTATATCACCTACTTCTAAAATAATTGACTCCCTGTCGGCATATTTTAAACTTATACAATCACCATTTTTTCTTTCATAAATTTTTGCACCAGGATATTCATCCGGACCATTTAGAATTAATGTTGTTAAATAATTTTTATTTTTATTGTTTACTGTAATTGGTTTTGTTAAGTTTTTTGCTATTTTTAATGGAATTCCTAATTCACTAATAGATAAATTAGGATCTGGAGTAATTACCGAACGCGCACTAAAATCTACGCGTTTTCCCATTAAATTACCTCTCACACGTCCTGTTTTTCCATTTAATCTTTCTTTAACTGCTTTTAATGGTCGCCCCGAACGTTGAGCTACAGCAGCAACACCTGGAATTTTATTATCCACTAATGTAGATACATAATATTGTAATACTGTTGACCAATCCTCAATTATATTCGGATTAGCATTTTGCTCTATTTTTTCTTGTAACGTTTTATTTGATTTGATAATACTCACTAATATATGCGTTAAATCGTCCTCGCTCCTTTGTTGTGAATTATGTTTTACAGATGGTCTTACAGATGGTGGCGGAACAGCCATTACTTGACAAACCATCCATTCTGGTCTTGACCATGTTGAACTAAAACCCATGAAATTAATATCTTCGTCCGATATTTTTTTAAAAATATTAATTACAATTTCTGGTGTTAATTTCATTGTAATTTTGGGCTCATCCTCTCCGGGTGACCCCCAATCAGCTACAATTGTTGCTAAACCCTCTTTCTTTATTTTTGGTTGTAAACATCCACAACCATTTAATGAATCTTCACCACATCGTTTAATTTTATTTGCAAAATTAAAAACTTTATTCCATCTATCATCATTATTACTATTACATAAATAACAATATTTCTCTTTATCTATTAATAATTTACTACATTTAATACATACACATCTTAAAATCTTTAATATTGTAGTTAAATATTGTATGTAAAATACTGGTTTTGCTAACTTAATATGTCCAAAATATCCCGGTGTTTGTATATAATCTAAACCATCTGTAGGACAAATAAAACCCGGTTCTAAAATACCCATACGCGGATCAAATAAACCACCAAGAACTGGTTTATTATTTACGTATGTTTCTCTATTAGTTATTTCCGCAACAGATGAATTTTCTATCTCTTCCGGACTTAATATACTAAATTGAATACCAATAATTTTCGAAACATTGGTTTCTTTATTTTTTGTCTTTAACATATTATTATTATATTAACTAAATAATATTTAGATAATTTTAAATCAATTTAAAAAATAATTTTTATTTATAATTTTTATTCCTTATTTTTGTAACAATTATATAAAAAATATTTTTCACATTTTATAAATTTATTTTTTTATATAATTCCAATTTTATTTTTTTAAAATTGATTTTTTCTAATAATTTTTTTATATATTATATATCATGATTCATAAACATAAATATACAACACGAACTGTAACTGGAAAACTTAAAAGAAAAAAATTTTATTATCAAGATAAAAGCATTAAAAACGATTTTATTGATGATTCCGACTCTAACTCTAACTCAGAATCTGAATCTGAATCTGAATCTGAATCTGAATATGAATCTGAATCTGAATCTGAATCTGAAATACATTATGATTTAGGTTATGAATTTGAAAAACAACCAAAAAAAATAAATAAATTAAATTATTATAAGTTTTTAAATAAATTGTTTCCATCAAACTACAGCAAAGATAAAATTAATAAAGTTAAAAGACAACGATTATTAAATCTGGATGAAATTAAGAATGATAATAATATTAATTTTATTGTTAATGATAACAGTAACTCATTTAATAAAATTATTAATAATACTGATAATAATTCTATTAATAGTGATTATGATGATAATCATGAAATAGAATATAAATATAATAATGAAGATGATAATGATACAATAAATAAAAAAAAACAAGCTATTAAAATTTTACTTAAACTATTAAAACAAAAAAATAAAAATAATTCCGAAGATGAAGATGAAGATGATGATGAAGATGATGATGAAGATGAAGATGAAGATTCAAATGAAGATAAAGATTCAAATGAAGATGAAGATTCAAATGAAGATGAAGATTTAAATGATGCTGAAGATGATATAAAACAAGATGAAGTTATTTCTGATAAAGAAAAAAATAAAAAGGCTAAAAAACTTCAACAAAAAAAAAATAGAGAATCTGCTAAAAATTATAAAAATTTCTGTAAAATTATTGATACTGATGAAAATGAATCTAAATATTTTAAAAATATGTTATCTAATGAACAGCAAATTTCTTATATTGAAAAATTAGAAAAAATAAATAGTATGGTTAATATCGATACACCATATCTAATTCATTTATTAAATATCGATATTCCTGATATTTACAAAGCATGCGCCCTTCGCAAAATAAATATGTTGAAAACTATGAATGATTCCATGGGCGGAACAAATGGAGAATTCTATAAAATTAAATCTTGGATCGATACATTTATTAAAATACCATTTAATAAATATAATAATCTAGAAATAACATTTTCAGATGGTATTGAAAAATGCAACGAATTTATGAAAAACGCTAAAGAAATTCTAGATAGTGTAGTATATGGTCTTGATGATGCTAAATTACAAATTTTACAAATGATCGGTTTATGGTTAGTTAATCCCAATGCCATCGGTTCATCTATCGCTATTAAAGGACCACCTGGTACAGGAAAAACAACTCTAATTAAAGAAGGTATCAGCAAAATTTTAAATAGACCATTTGGAATGATAGCATTAGGTGGTTGTGGTGATAGTGGCTTTTTAGATGGTCATGATTATACATATGAAGGAAGCAAATATGGAAAAATTATTGATATTTTAATTAAAGCAAAATGTATGAACCCTCTAATATTATTTGACGAATTAGATAAAATTAGCGATACACCTAGAGGTGCTGAAATAACAGGAGTTTTAACTCATTTAACAGATACTACACAAAATAATCATTTTAATGATAAATATATGGCAGAAATAGATTTAGATATGTCCCGTGCCTTATTCATATTTAGTTATAATGACGAAGAATTGGTTAATCCGATATTAAAAGACAGATTATACAAAATAGAAACTTCTGGATATAAACTACATGATAAAACGGTAATCGCGAATAAATATTTACTTCCTACTATTCGTGATAAATCAAAATTTGATAATAGTGATATTATCATAGATGATAGTAATTTAGAATATATTATTAATGAATTTACAGAAAAAGAAGCAGGTGTTAGAAATTTAAAACGGTGCCTAGAAACAATTTATACAAAATTAAATTTATATCGATTAATGAAAAATGATACAGATTTATTTAAATGCAAAAATATGATCGATAAAGATAAAATTGTATTTCCGCTTACAATCAATAAAGAAATTATTGATAAATTATTAATTAAAAATCAAACTAATAATATACCATTTGGTATGTATAATTAAAAATATTATTAAAAATAAATAAATATGTTTTTTATAATCGATTATTCTTCATATAACCATGAATAATAGTATCGTTGGTCCGATGTATCTTTCAAATTATTATATTTAAAAAACACATAAGAATCTTTGGTCATAGCAATTAATTCTTTTTTAAAATTTTTCATTTTATTTTCATCATATATATTTTCGGCGCAATAATATGGATTTTGAATTATAATATATGTTCGAAATTCTCTTTTTTCAGGAACTAATTCAAAAGCACCAATATAAAATGGACCTTTTTTTAAATTAGTATCATTTGGATAATAACCTATATAAAAATATTGTTTGCTATTATTTTTTTGTGAAAAATCACGCATTCTAAACATATCTTGAAACATAAATGTAGGAAAAAAATCAGGAACATGTATCATTTCATATAACCAGGTTTTACACCATTCAGCAGAAGAAAATGAAGATAATAATTTTAAGTCTTTTGAAGTAGGTTCAATATGATTTTTTTTATTTTTTTTAGCTTTTTTAAGATATTCATTTTTTTCATCTAATTCTCGTAATTCTCGTTCTCTTAGAAATTGATAAAATGATGGAAGAGTATTTATATTTGTTTCATTTATTTCATTATGCATATGTAATTTAATATCTTTGGAATTATTATTTAATTTTGCCTCAGTAATATTTGAAAAATCAAGGTCAATAGTCCATAATTCATTATCTTCATCATACTCAATATTATGTATATAATTTGTTTCAGGTAATGTTTTATTTAAAAAATTATTATCTATATTAAAATCTGGGTCATTTTCTTCAAATTCCATATAAATATTTATTTTATTATGTAAAATACTGGTTTGAGGTTTTTTTAAATATAGTTTGGAATTAAAATTAATAAAATAACTATTGCTAATTGATAAATTTAATAAATATATTATAAATATTTTTAACATACTAATTTATTTATAATATATTTATTATATTTTTATGTTATTTTATAATGTTGTTTTAAATTAAATTTTTATCTTGATTGAAGATATAATTTAGAATATACTATATTTTTTGATAAATCTGAATAAAATACATCATTTTTATTTATATATTTATTTTTATCTTTATTTGTTAGATCATTAAAAACGCTTTCTTCCTGTTTAAATGCTCTTGTTGGGCTAAAAAATAAATTATTAATATTTATATTTCTTTCATTGTCACCATCACCCATATCTTGTTCGTTATTATTATTATTATTATTATTATTATTATTATTATTATTATTATTATTATTATTGTTATA